CAGATAATCCAAAACGAGCCCTTTAAGAGCTTGGCAAATGAAACTGAGTTAGGCTTGCATAGTGACCAAGTTATTATGAAAGCTAACAACAACGTTTTAAGGGCGATATCTGCTGAAAGTGGGCAATATGATAGTTTCCACTTTACCACCGCTATTTTTGATGAGATTGGAGAAATTGAAACAAGGAATGCAGTTTCTAAGATTGTTTCTGGGCAAGTAAAAGTCCCGAATAGACAGTTTGTCCAAATTTCTACCGCTTATCCAAACCCGTCCGTTCCGTTTAGGGAAGACCAAAGAATTATGCAGCAAGCTATGGAAGACGACGACAATAGGGACGCTGATACATACCTTTGTTTAGTGTGGTCTCAAGATAGTTTGGATGAGGTTTTTCAACCAGAAACGTGGGGGAAAAGCAATCCGCTTTTAGACTTGGAACAAGAGCGTGACAACCTTATGAAAGGGTTGATGGATAAAAGAGATAGCGACCTATTAAGTGGTAACCTTGCCGATTTCCAAGTAAAAAACATGAATTGCTGGTTGCTGGCTGATAGCAATAGTTTTCTTGATCTAACCGATATTGAAAATGCAGTCGTTGATGAATTTGATATCAAAGGCAAGCGTGTTTATGTTGGACTGGATGCGTCTATGTTCAGCGATAACACAGCGATTGGTTTCGTTTATCCCTACGTTTCGGAAGATGGTGGTCAGAAATGGCATATCGAACAGCATAGTTTTATTCCTTGGCAACAAGCCGGCTCGTTAGAAGCTAAGATGGAACAAGACGGTATTAACTATCGAGACTTGGAAACCAAGGGCTATTGTACGATTACAAGCCACCCACAAGGGCTAATCAATCCAGAGGAAGTCTACCGTTGGTTTTGTGAGTATGTGGAAGATAATCAGCTTGATGTGGTCTTCTTTGGCTACGATGCCATGATGGTATCTAAGATTATCAAAGCTTTGGAATCTAACACTAGCTTTCCACTTATGCCGATTAGACAGCGTACAAGCGAACTGAAAGACCCGACAAAATTCCTTCAAACCCTCTTTATCGAGGGGAATATTACCCGTTTGGATGATGAAATCATGCGTAAAGCCTTGATAAATGCGGTAATTAAAGAGGATAACATCGGTATTCAAGTAGATAAGATGAAATCGACCTATAAAATCGACGTTGTGGACGCTCTTATTGATGCGCTCTATGATGGGATGTATGCGTTCGAAGACTACGCTATTACCAACAATCCGACGTGGAAGGTGGAGCACATGAGCCAAGAAGCCGTCCTAAACTGGTTGAAAAACCCAGATAGTGGGCTTTTAGAGGAGTATTAATACATGATTTTGAAGTTTTTTAAGGCGATTTGGGCTATTTTTGACATTTTGATGTTCATTTTAGCTGCAATTTCGCTTAATTTAACGACTTACAACCTCGGATATGTATGGTTTGGTGTCAGTATGACCATTACATTCGTATTAGCAGGTTTAATTAGTGAGCTAGCCGCCAAGAAAGGCTAGAAAGGAGGTGATAATAATTGCCGATATTTAATTTAGCAACCGAAAGCCCACCGAGCAATCAAGGGGGCTTTTTTGATATCACTGATCCAGAGTTTTTAGCTACTTTAAACGGTAGTGAGTGGGTTTCAGCCGAAACTGCTCTTAAGAATTCGGATTTATTCTCTATTATCAGTCAGCTATCTAACGACCTTGCGACCGCTAAGCTAACGACTAGCCGGAAACAGTTACAAGGCATTGTGGATAACCCATCTAACAACGCTAACCGCTTTAACTTTTACCAATCTATCTTTGCTCAAATGCTATTGGGTGGTGAAGCCTTTGCTTACCGATGGAGAAATGACAATGGGCGTGATATGAAGTGGGAGTATTTGAGACCATCTCAAGTCTCTTTCAACCGATTGGACAATCAAAATGGACTTTATTACAACATCACGTTTGATGATCCACGCATTCCGCCAAAACAACATGTACCGCAAAGCGATATCTTACACTTTAGACTGCTTTCTGTGGATGGTGGTTTGACAAGCGTAAGTCCGTTGATGGCTCTGGGTAGAGAACTAGATATTCAAAAAGCTAGTGATAAGTTAACGCTTAATTCCCTTAAGAACGCCCTAAATGCTAATGGTATTTTGAAAATCAAGGGCGGTGGTTTGCTCGATTTCAAAACCAAGGTCTCACGTTCACGACAAGCAATGAAGCAAATGCAAGGTGGTCCGTTGGTACTGGATGATTTAGAGGACTTCACACCTCTTGAAATCAAATCCAACGTGGCCCAACTACTTAAGCAAGCGGACTGGACGACCGGACAATTTGCAAAGGTCTACGGTATCCCAGAGAACGTTGTCGGCGGGCAAGGCGACCAACAATCATCACTAGAAATGAGTTCTAATGTGTATTCTAAAGCAGTCGTACGCTATTTAAGACCGTTTCTTAGTGAACTGTCTCAAAAACTTTCATGCGATGTGGATGCGGATATTTTCCCAGCGGTTGATCCGACTGGTGCTAACTATATCAGCCGTATCAATAGCATGGTTAAAAGTGGCACACTCGCACAAAATCAAGGCTTGTATATTTTGCAACAAGCTGAAATTCTACCTAAAGAGTTGCCAGAGGGTAAGAACCCTAACCGTACCACATTGAAAGGAGGTGAGATAAATGGGCAAGATTGACATTAAAGGCGATATTGTAAGTGATGATGCCGGTGCTTTCTATGAGTATTTCGGCATGTCTAGTACCTATCCTAAACTGGTACAAGATGCCATTGCTAACGATGAAGATGAAGAAATCACGCTTAATATAGCGTCAAATGGTGGTGATGTGTTTGCAGCTAGCGAAATCTATACAATGCTAAAGGCAAGCGGCAAGCGTATTGTGGTTAATGTGCAAGGTTTGGCTGCTAGTGCTGCGAGTGTCATTTCTATGGCTGGCGATACCGTGCGTATCAGCCCAACGGCACATATCATGATTCACAAAGCGTCTACTGGCATCGTTGGTAATAGCGACGACCTAGAGCATCAATCAGCGGTGCTTAATAGCATTGATGAGTCTATTGCTTTGGCTTATGAAATGAAGACTGGACTTAAACAACCAGAATTACTTGACCTCATGGCTAAAGAAACATGGCTTAATGCTAAAACTGCCGTTGATAAAGGCTTTGCGGATGAAATCATGTTTTTCGACAATGATGAAGACGAAATTATGGTTACTAACGCCACACATCAACTACCAAGCAAATCAGCAATCACTAAATTTAAGAATATGATTGCGACACCTAAAACCAATACTTTGCGTGAGCAGAAATTGGCTATTTTACTTGAAAAATGAAAGGAAGATGATTGATGAAAACATCAAATGAATTGCATGACCTTTGGGTTGCACAAGGCGACAAGGTCGAAAATCTTAATGAAAAACTTAACGTAGCTATGCTTGATGATTCAGTTACTGCTGAAGAATTGCAAGCCATCAAAAACGAACGTGACACTGCGAAAATGAAACGTGACATGTTCAAAGAACAGTACACTGAAGCTCGTGCTAGCGAAGTAGCTAACATGACTGAAGAAGAAAAACAACCTTTGACTAAGAATGAAGAAGAAGTTAAAGACGCTTTTGTTAAAGACTTCAAAAACCTCGTCCGTGGTCGTTACCAAAACTTGCTTGATTCTAAAACAGACGGAACTGGTGCTGACGCTGGTTTGACTATCCCACAAGATATTCGTACAGCTATCAATACTTTGGTTCGTCAATACGACTCATTGCAAGAGTATGTAAACGTTGAAAACGTAACTACTCTTACTGGTTCTCGTGTTTACGAAAAATGGGCTGAAATCACTGGCCTTTCTAAACTCGATGATGAAGCTGGTCAAATCGGCAACAACGACGACCCTAAATTGTCACTTATCAAGTACGCTATCAAACGCTATGCTGGTATTTCAACAGTAACAAACAGCTTGCTTGCTGATTCTGCTGAAAATATCCTTGCTTGGTTGTCTGGTTGGATTGCGAAAAAAGTTGTTGTCACTCGTAACAAAGCTATCTTGGATGTTATTGCAACACTTCCAACTAAACCAACATTGGCAAAATGGGATGATATCATTGATCTTGAAGCTAAAGTTGACCCAGCAATCAAACAAACGTCATTCTTCTTGACAAACACTTCTGGCTTTACTGCCCTTAAGAAAGTCAAGAACGCAATGGGTGACTACCTCATGGAACGTGATGTAAAATCACCAACTGGATACTCAATCGACGGTTTCGCAGTTAAAGAAGTTTCTGACCGCTGGCTTGCTAATGCTACTACTGGAGCTATGCCATTGTACTTCGGTGACTTGAAACAAGCGGTAACATTGTTTGACCGTCAACACTTGTCACTTCTTTCAACTAACATCGGTGGCGGTGCTTTCGAAACCGACACTACTAAAGTACGTGTTATTGACCGCTTCGACGTTGTTAAAACGGATGAAGAAGCGTTTGTGCCAGCGTCATTCAAAGCAATCGCTGACCAAAAAGCTAATCTTACTGCCGGAGCTTAATTTAGGAGGTAAGCAATGAGTGTATCTAAGGAAACCATCATGCAGACTCTTAATCTGGATGAGACAGACGACACTGCACTCATTCCAGCTTACATTGAATCGGCTCAACAGTACATTATCAATGCAGTCGGTAGTGATAAGAAATTCTACGACCTTGAAAGTGTAGAATCTCTATATGACACGGCTGTAATAGCCCTCGCAAGCTCATATTTCACCTACAGGGTGGCTTTAACAGACACCGTGACTTATCCTGTCAATCTCACTTTAAATAGCATAATCGGGCAATTAAGGGGCTTATACGCAACGTATAGTGAAGAAAGAGGTGACTAATGCCTAAAGTTAGATACTTACCCTCAGACTTTCGTTTTAAGGCTGATTTTGGTACATACCAAAGCACACCTAACAAGTTTACGGGTGTAAGCGTGCCGAAATTCGTGAAACAGTTTACATTGCACTATAAGCCACACACTCGCACACTCAATCAAGAGTATTTAGCCCAACAGAACGGCGAAAGCGATACGAGAGTTATCGTTATTCGCCATAATGCCAAAGTGGTAGAAGGTCAAGTGGCCGTTCTAAATGGCACTCAGTATGATATTGTGCGTGTGAGTCCTAACGAAAACTTTGGGCTTAACCGCTACGACTTTCTAACACTTAGAAAACACAAGAAAGTTGGGTGATAGCTTATGGTAGGGCTTGATGAAGCACTAGAGGGTTGGCTTGAAACAGTGGCCAGCATTGGCGACATCACACCAGCGGAACAAGCTAAAATTACTACCGCTGGTGCGAAAGTGTTTCAAAAGGAACTGGAAGAAGTTACTAGGGAGAAACACTACTCAAATAAAAAAGATTTGAAGTATGGACACATGGCTGACGGTTTATCTGTCCAATCCACTAATGCGGACGGCAGAAAAAATGGTGTGGCAACCGTAGGCTGGAAAAACAATTACCATGCACAAAATGCCAGACGATTAAATGACGGTACGAAGAAATACCGTGCTGATCATTTCGTTACCAATGTCCAAAACGATAGTACCGTTCAAAAGAAAGTGCTATTGGCAGAAAAAGAGGAATATGAAAAACTCATTCGCAAGAAAGGAGGAAAGTAATTAAGTGTTAGCAACCGTAAAACTAAAAGAGCTAATTGACGGCAAAGAATTTGGTGAAATAAGCGAAGTATATGCAAACAACTTGCCGAAAGAACTCGAAGAAAACACCGATAAGACAATCGTTTTGCTCACTGAAAGCAATCCATCCCTTGACTTAAGCGGGAATAATACCTTTTTCAGTAAAACGGATAGAGTAGAAGTCCAGATTTTCTACAAGGCTGACATCGATTTTGATATCGAAGCCTTTGAAATGGAATTGCTGAAATTCCTAAAATCTGAACACTACTCAATTACAGATATGAGAGAACATAGTATAGACCCCGATACATTGCAGATTACGGCGGTCTTTTTTGTTGCTCTCGATAAGCTAATTTAATAAAGGAGAAATTACTATATGGCAATTGTAGGTTTGAAAATGGTTCGCCTTGCTTTGGTTGACCCTAAAACCCAAAAACTACTTAAAGGTGCTGACGGCCTTTCAACTGATGGCGTGATTGAAGTTGACTCAGCTATGCTTGGTACTCGTACCGCTAACATCTCAAACTTGGAAGGTCAAGCGACTAAAATTCCCGGGAACAACTCAGTGCAAGATGTTATGATTGCACCGGGTTCACCAACAGTAGCGTTCGACTTCAATAACCTTGACTTTGAAATCAAACAAAAAATGCTTGGTTTTAAACCAGACGGCAAGGGTGGTTACGTTATGGACGGTGAAAAACCACACACGGCGGTATTGATTGAATCTGAAACACTTGACCGCAAACACTCAGTGTTCTTTGGTTTCGCTAACGGTATTATGCAAGAATCAACTCAAAACGTTGCTACAGATACCGATACTGCTCAAACTCGTCAAGATGATAACATGACATTCAATGCCTTGTCAGCGATTGCGTTCGGCGGTGAGCCATACAAGAAATACTATTCTGGTGCATCTACGTTTGATAAAACTAACATGTTCAAAGAAGTCTTCGGGGGCTATGCCCTTCCTGCTGCTTCAAACAGTATTTAATAATTCGCAAGAGGTCGGGCTCATGGCCTGACCTCTATTTTTGTGTTAAAGGAGTAAAGATAAATGGAAATCAAAACTATTAAAATCCCAGAAATCAGTAAAAAGGCGTTTGAAGTAGCTACAAGCAACCGCAATGTCTTGCGTATGCACGAGTACCAACTTGCCGTGCTTAAAATCAGCGACACTGTCGAAGAAGGCGACACGCAAGAACAAGCACAAGCAAGTTTCACAATCCTTAAAGAAATGCTTAGTTTTATCCGTGCTGTCCTCAAGTTGGATGATGAAGCCTATGACAAATTGCTTGATTTGGACAATGAACGTACACAAGAAATTGCCGAGAAATTGGTGGGCTACATGTACGGATTGACAGACGAACAGCTTGAAAACGCCGCTGGTGAAACTGACCCAAAAGAGTAAAATCTAAAGGCGAACAGATTTTTGATTTAGAAAATCGCATTGAAGATTTAAAAATTATTGCTAAAAAATCAATCCAAGGTTTTGGGTGGACACTAGATCAGTATTACGACACTGACTATTACGAGCTAATGAAAATCTTAAATGCCAAAGAGGAAGAAGATAGAATGGTTGACCCAACATCTTTACTCTAATTTTTAAGGAAAGGAGGAAAAATAATACATGGCAAAAGTACAAGCTACCATGTCCACGGAAATCGCCTTGGATACGCTACAAGCGGCCAATTCTATTAAGCGATTAACTCAGTTAGTCAATAGCTCAACTAATGCTTGGAAGGCACAAGAAAGCCAAATGCGTAGTGCTGGCGACTATCTGGGGGCAGCACAAGCTAAGTACGATGGTTTGGGTAACGCTATCCAAAACCAACAACATAAGATTGAGAAACTGAAACAAGAACAGTCTCAACTTAAAGGAAGTACCGCCGAAACCGCTGAACAGTACCTTAAGTACCAACAACAGATTGACCAAGCGACTACACGTTTGGCATCGTTGGAAAATCAACAACGGCAAGCCAAAAATAGCCTAGATTATCATAGGTCTGGGCTTGCTGAATTGCAGCGTGAGTACAAAGCTCAAAATGAAGCCTCAGATACTTATATCAAGCGTCTGAAAGCAGAAGGCAAAGAGGACGAAGCTAGGCAAGAACAACTCAAGCAATACAAGGGTTCTATTACTAACTTAAACAAGCAGTACGAGACCCAAAAAGAAATGCTTGAGCGTGTCGCTAAACAGTCCGGAAGAACAAGCGATGAATATCGCAAGCAAAAGCAACGCTTGGATGAAACGGCGACAAGTCTAGCACACACTAGGAATGCCGCTGACAAACTGAATGACGAAATTGAGCAAAGTCAACGTTCTAGCTCACTCATTGGACGCTTAAAAGATAGCTTTAAACGTTTAGGTAGTGAAGTCAGTGAGACTGAAACGAAAACCTCACGCTTAAAGGGTATCTTCGGGGCTACGTTCGCAGCTAACTTAATCAGCAACGGTTTCCAAAACGCATTGGGAGCTATTAAGGGCAAGTTTGACGAAATAGCCCAATCAAGTGCCGAATACGTTAAATATCAACAAACCATGAACGCCACTTGGCTAACACTTACCGGTAACGCTGAAGAAGGTAAGAAGATGGTCGACATGACCAACCAAATGGCACAAGCAGCGGCTAACTCAACCGAAATGGTTGACGGTATGAACCAGAAATTCTATGCCGTTACTCACAATACCGAGTTGACCAAACAACAAACACAAGCCATCTTGACCTTACAAGATGCGTTTGGTCAAACCGATGCAGCCGTGGAAAACTTTGCTACTCAGTGGGCTCAAATGATTGCCAACGGTAAGGTGCAAGGGCAAGACATGATGTCTATTATCAATGTTTTCCCAGAGATGAAGAACCAGCTGAAAGAAGTTGCTGCACAAGAATTGGGCATTACAGACATGACCGCCGATAAATATGCCGAACTTCAAAAAGACGGCAAAATCACCGCTGAGATGGCACAGAAAGCCTTGTTCGAGTTGCAAGACAAATACAAGGATGCGACGGCTAACTTCTCGACTACTATCGGTGGTCTTGAAAGAACTATCCAATCTCGTATGCCAGCGGTAGTTGCAGCGTTTCGTGACCCAATCGATAAAATGAAAAACCCATTCTTACAACAGATTGGGGATTGGGTTGCTGACCCTAACACTGAAACCAAGTTCAAAGACTTAGGGGAACACGTTTCCAAAGGGCTAGGCACTATCATGGATGCCTTTTCTAAAGTGTTTAATCTCGGTGATGGCAAAGATAAAATGAATAGCTTTATGGACGGCTTAAACAACGTTGTCGATAAAGTTAGTCAAACTATTGCCAATAACGCCCCTAAGATTGTCACTTTCTTCAAGGAAGTTAAGGATAGTCTGGGAGCGGTATTTAGCATAGGTAAAGACTTCGCTGGTGGTGTATGGGAAGTTGCCATAGGCATGATTAAAGGTGTCGCTGGTGCGTTAGGCACGATGGC